GGCCAGTTACAAAGCCATGAGGTGTAGGGGTCGTAATCGTTGCAACGTTTGAGCTTAAACCTGTTGCAGCTATAGGGGCAGTGTTGAACCAAAGATATTTATTTAAAATATCCTCTGTAGCCTGGCAGACTTCCTCTACTGAAGCGTCTGTGTAAAGGGTAATACCAGTTATATTGAGCAAGGCGCGTAACTCAGCTTGCGTTATATATGTTGCAGCCACGCGCTTTACTCCTTACGTTTTGGGCCTAGACCCCACCGGACTAGGGGCAGGGTCTAGGGTTCTAGGGTTTTAGGCTTATGCCTTGTTATTCTTGAACGCGCCGCCGTCTGCCAAGTTAGCAAGGGCACCGTATCCGTAGTACATGATTTCGATTTGTCCGCTAGCAATTACGTTAGTGGTTAAACGTAGTGCTGGGGATTCGTACCAGGTGAAGCAGTCAGGGTTGACGATCAAAAGCGTACCGTCGCCGTCGCCTGCGTTTGCATAATCTACGTATAGATCAAGTCCTGCAACGTTGCCGCGTAGGCTTGATACTGATACTGCGCCGCCTGCGTTTTGTGGCTGTTGCGCTGTGTAAATTGGTCGCCCTGCGTCGTTAAGGGTCATAATGTTTGCCCATTGTCCGCTTGAAGCGATCATGTTACGAGCAAAACGCTTGCTGTTTGAGTACACGCTAGCTGCACCGCGTGAAACGATACCTAGAAGCTCTGCAGCTGTTGGGTAAGTAACAGTAGTAGTAGCGTCTGTAGTAGCTGCAGTAATCAAAGCACCGTTGACAAAGTTATTGGTAGCAAGTGCATAAGCGTCGGCCATTTGTTGAACCAATACGTTTAAAAATACTGGGTCTGAACGGTCAAACAATTCGACGGAAACAGTGTTCTGTCCTGCGTACTTATTTACAGTAGCAGTTACAAACTCTACCTCCATGCCGGTTTCTGAAGGTGGTTGACCTTCGTTTGTATCGGCAACCGTTGGGACGGTTTTAATGCGGGGGATTTGTAGCGACATGCCCATAGCCGGAAGGCTGGCAGTGTTGATAGCTTCAATGCTTGCGCGGAAGCTGTCGGACTTGCCGTTAAACAAAGTAGTTAGCTGAGGTGTTGGGATAAGTCCTGCGTTATTTGTTGTTGAGTCGTCAGCTGCGCGTACCCAGATTGCAGACTCGCTGCCTGGGTCCATTGTTGCCTTGACCTTATGGAAAAGGTAGTCGGCTGGTGTAGCGATTGGGCTACGAGGTGCAGTATAGGCAGGTGCCGTTACTGTTGGTCGTGAGGCTTCTACCGTTTGTGCGGCTTCTACCTCGGGTGCTGGGATAGCGTTGTCCACGCTCGCCTCACTTTCGGTTGGTTGGGTTTCTGGATTTTCTGCTACTGGCTCGGGCTCTACCTCACTAGCTGCGACGGATTCAACCGCTGCAGATTTAAAGGCCGCTGCCTGGACCAAAGATACTTCGCGTAATTGAGCAGACTGTACGTAAAGTACGCCGCCTCTTTCCTCGCTTGCGTCAACAGTTACGCCAACACTTAAACCGTCGCGTAGATTTTCGCTAGCTTCTATTAAAGCGTCTGTACCTTTAGTAGTTGCAGATACTTTAAAAGTAGCGTATAAGCCCCGGGTGTCCTCGCTTATATTTTGTGCAAACCCTAGAGGGTCTGTAGCTGAGTGCTCTAATAATAATTTAATACGGCCGTTAGTTTGATAATTTATTGAGCCTTGTTCAAAAACTACTTTGCCTACGCTGGTGTTACCGATTTCGCCAAACGGTACAATTTTACCGGCAATAATTCTACGCTCTTGATCTGTTGCTTCTATTGAGCTGTTAAAGTTCAACTGCATCAGGTGTACCTCCATTAGGTGTTAGATCTTCCATTTCGCGCGCTTGCTCTACTGTAATTAAATTAAGGGCTAACATTTTTTCTATTACTGCTAAGCGTGTTAATGCGTCGCTACGCAAGTAACTATCGTCTAACGACATACGCACGTAATTTTGGCTGTTCGTTAAATCGTTCATACTGAGCCTGCCCTCAATCGCCTCAATGAACGGTCTTAGTGTCATGTCTACAAATTGTTTTCTTTCATCCATTACGTTGCTGTAAGTCATTGAAGCGTTAGCGTCCGCACTTAGGAGATAAGCCGGTACGTTACAAAGTCTGCTTATTTCTGTAGCTAATTCGTTTTTCGCTTCTGAGTACATCATATCTTTAGGGCTAAAAGCTGTTGGCTCATACTTAAGCGTGCTAGATAGATACGCTGTGCTGCGCTGTGTACGTGCCAACTTCCAACTAGCTAATAGTCCGCTTATCTGGTCCTCTGGGAGGTCCACTCCCGAGTTCTGGATCACTCCGGCCGGGACTGGGGTTGCGGCAGCTATCGCCGCGGCTTTTTCTAAATCTAGAGCCGCGCGTAAAGTTCTACCGCCTCTATTTAAAATACCTTCATCCATAGCCTGAAAAGTAATTAAACTACCAATACCGCTGTTAGGTCGTTCGCTACCGTCAACTGCATAAGATTTAACTAAAGTGTTTGTGTTATTTAGAGTTGTTGTTACTCGCGTATTAGCGACCCAGGCAAACCGACTAGGCCGGCCGTCGTCTGCGTATTGCTCGGTAACTTCCCAATAAGCAACGCCATAAAAAAATAAAGCGTCAACGGTCCAACCTAAAGTAATTACGCGAGGCTGTCTGTAGTCTGGTTGATCTAGCCAGATTGGGTTGCCTAATTCTTGCCCTGTAGATTTTCTGTACAGGTGGAGGGGCAACGTGGCCGTTACGGATTTTATTAACGCCGCGGCGCGCGCGACGGACGGCACCGCGATCGCGTCGGACCGGGTAATAAAAGTTTGAGGTGTAAAAAATAAGCTACTAGGGTCTGGCTCGAATACAGGCGGGTTATATTGCGCGCGTATTGTCGGGGTACTTTGAGGCGCACTGACAGACTCAACCAGGCGTAATGATTGAAATATCCCCACGCGGGCACTATATACCTAAATTAAATAATTTGTCCGATTTGTTCGGCGTGTCTAATTGACTATTATCTGTGCGACTGCCTGTGGCCTAGAGGCGTACCAGGCAACCATAGCTACACCGATAGCGGCGCATATTTCACCAGCTGATTTACGCCTTACAATTTTGAACCCGTATTCAGTATGTTTTGTAGCGCACGCGGCTATAGCCTCATTTAGCACTAGCTCGTTTTGGTGCAATATCTGGCCATGACTCATAAGCTGGGCTAGCCGGTTACTAGCTTCATTTTGGGATTTACCGCTAACGTCCATAAGACTAGTGCCGCTAGCTTTTAAATAGCTTGCCACGTTTTCGCTGACCCATTTGTCATACATAAGGACCTTAGGCCTAAATCTCATAATATGGGCGTTAATATCGCTAGCTACTTGTCTATCGTCTAAAGGTGTAGCTGTATTCCAGACTTGCAGCACTTTTACCTTTACGCGCATTTCGTCTACCTTTTGGCCGGCAACTAGCACCGCGTACTTATTCGTGTAGGACTTATCAAACGCAAAAAACGTGAGTCCACCTGGCTCAACTACTATTGATTCATCCTTGCATTTATCCCACGCACCAGCTTCAAACGGGCTGGCCAGATTATCTACAAACTGACAGAGGACCTCAACTCTGAAGGTTAACGGGTCGCTGGTAGCTAGTGAGTGCCTAAGTATTTCCTCGCTCATTGTGTGGCCTAAAGCAGGTACAGCCTCTACCCAGCCTTTAGGGTCGTCTATTTTTCTAGACGGGTGAGCTGACCACTCTAACCAACCTAAAGTAGGGGACACGTCAGCGATCGCCTTGTCGCGTAAACTATTCAGCACTGTGGACGATTTATCACCGGCGTTGCTAACTGTGAGCATTTGAGCCGCTGGCCTAGCGTTCATGGTAAAGCTAACCGCCTCCATAGCTTCAGGAGTAATTGTCCGTAGCTCGTCCAGGAATACAAAATCTGCAGATAGTCCGCGGCTGCCGTTGTTTGTTGCAGCTACGACAATAATCCTCGCGCCGTTCTTAAACCTGATCTCTTGCTTGCCGTTAGTTAAGTAGTAACGCTGGTAAAGGTGCATTAGCGACGGGTTGCTAGTAATTATGTCGTTTATCTGGTATAGGGTCATTTCTGCTTGCTGAGCATTAACCGACATTAGAATTATAGACTTTTCCTCGAATAAGTAGATTCCGCTCAATATGCGGATTTTGGCCAACTCGGTTTTACCTACCTGCCGACTACAAACAATACCCAGTGTTCGCCGCGTCCACTTGCCGTTAGTCGTTTGCAGTAATTCTTTTAGAGCTGTTATCTGCCAGGGCATTAAGTTAATACCGATACTTTTAGCAAACTCTAAAGCTAACTCGGCCTTTTCATAATCGCCCTCTACAGGCAAGGCTCTAATTCTAGGAGTCGGGCTACCAATCAACCGACCCCCCAACTGTAAAACATTTGGCCGGTCACTGTCGCTTATGTCCGGTTCGTACTGGTCTGGACCGGTAACAAAATCCGGACATACCGGGTCAATCTCGGGTAAATCTACTTTTAC